GACGGGAACAGTTATTTCAAATGGAAGAAATGGTGGGCGATGACGGGCTCGAACCGCCGACATTCTCGGTGTAAACGAGACGCTCTACCAACTGAGCTAATCGCCCCCGTGGGGATTTCCGGCGCTTCTAGGCCATTTGGCGCGCCCGTCAAGCGCACATTTGCGGAACGGAACGGCAACGGCAGGAACCGAATGGACCTGAGAGTCCCGAACTATTCCCGAAGTGTTAGGTGCCCGAAGCGGACCTTCACTCGTCAAGATTGCCGCTGACTTCCCCCGTGCTGTGCCGGATGTCCCGTCGAATTTATGGTATCCCAAGGATGCCGCGCTCGCGTGCAACTCGATGGATGACATATTCAGTATGGAAATCAGCATCAGGCTCTGCGTCTTCCACCTTTCGAGAGGAGGTCACTTCCTCAAGGGCCGCAAGGAACTTGTTGGCCGCCTCTACGAGTTGCGGTCGAACTTCGCCATGTTCTTCCTTGAGATCGAGCCGTTCGAGAAAATCTTTGATCCGCCAGATCGACATTTCAGATTTTTCGAACATCTTTTGGATCGCGGCGGCAGCTTCGAAGTCCGAGAGCTTTCTCGCAACTCGTCGTTCCTCCCGCTCCCGCTCTAGTTCCTCTATATCAAGAGGATCTCGCGGATCGATAAGCCTCTTCAGGCCCTCCGCTCCGATGGCTTCATATAGAGTGGGCACTAGCAGCCTTAGCTTCGGATCCTTTTCCTCCACGTTCCGCATCGCACTCGCGGCGTAGGCTTTGCGCTGACGCCGCTTCCTTCTTGCCAAAGCGCTCGATACATAAGCGAACGGAGCGATGATCGCGGCAAGCGCCGCGATTGCCATGAATGGATACGTTATGAGGCGCAGCAACTGGGCAAGGGCGCTTCCCTGCCAAGTTGAAGCGACCAACCCAGGCGAGGGCGCCACTGTGCTGGAGAGGCTCGTGGCAATCTTGGGAATTCCTTCTACTTTGCCGAAGGCTCTGAAATCCAGCTGCTGGTGCTCCGGTTTCAGGACTAGTAGATCAAACTGAACGTAATCTCCTGCGTCAAAGATGAGGCCGTCAGGTAGAACTAGAGCCTGATCCCGTCTTGAGGGGCGTGCGAGTTTCCGAAGATGCGAGGAGGTGGCAGATACCTCATTGATGCGGGCGATCTGACCTCCCTTGACATCGAAACCAAGTGGGTCTGCAGGTGTCGTGTTGCGCGGGGTAATGCTCAGATCACCCGTATTTCGTAGCCGAAGGCGGACTGCAACCAAGTCCCGCCGAGAGGAAGTCAAGTCCCGGCCATTCAGGGTAACCGAGAGTCCGGCCACCGGCTGACGAACGTCGAACACGGGAATTTGGCTAACCACCTCTAGGGTGAGGGCCATACGCTTTCCGAACAGCCTGTCAGCTACTGGCGGAAGCGTGATAACGAAGCCGAGCAGGCCTAGCAAAACACCAACTGCGCTAGCCCCCTGAAACCATCGATTGGTCAGCAGCCGTTCCATCGCAGAGCGTTCACTCTCTTGTGATTCACTCATAGTTCGATCCCCACCGTGAACGTGGCGTTCGCACTGCACAGACGCGCAACCTATGGCAATAGGGTTCGACCATTTAGTAAGCCGGGAGGGGTCGGGAAAAAGGTAATCTCTATAACCACCGTGCAAATTCAACAGGTTACGAGTAACATAACCTATAATCTTTCTATAACCAGATTATACCTTCTAGGAGTGATTTTCTGCTCCAAAAAAGTCCTTATTTTTCAAGAGGATTATAGTTTTACCCCTTGAGAGGTTGCAGAAGATTATAGGGGAAGGCCAACCTCAGAAACCGCAGAAATCCGCCATTTTTTAGCGGATGATCGGCACAGATTGGCGAGATTACCTTTTTCCCGACCCCTCCCGCTTTCAACGGCGGCGAACATGATTTTTCGGGAATGTCGCACCGGCCCAAATGGGGCGCTGTGGGTGCATCAAAACGCATCAGCGCAGGCCGCCTCATGATCGGCAACCGGCCAAGGATCTAGGCCGCTTTCCGGGTGGTGTCGATGGTGCATCAAAAGGGACATAAAAAGAGCGCGGGCGAGGCGGGGGGAAAAGCGCGTTTTGAGAGGTGGCAGGAGGCGGCCCCGGCGGAAGGCCCCTGCCTGCGGGCGCGCGGCGGCGCGGCGGCCTTGCCTGCCCGATCAGGAGTGCAGATCGCCCTGGCACAATGCGCAAGAATGTTGCGCGCGCGTCGCCGGTCCGCCGATGCCCGCTCGCAGAATGCCATTGACCGACTCGGTTTCTGTTCTCCATATGTTCCATATCAGGAGACACGACATGGAACGCATTGACGACATTCGCGACGCGGTCGCGAAGGCGCTGGAGGCGCGCGGCCTCGACAACCGGAAGTTCTTGGGCGAGATCCGCGACGGCCAGCGGGACGACGGCCCCTATATGATCGGCGCGCTCGCGTGCGCCCAGCTGTGCCGCATGGAAGTGGCTGCGGAATGATGTGGCGCGCTACGCCGATGGGCTGAAGGTTGCCACCTGCATATTCGAGGCGGCGGCATGGCACCGCACGGTCAAGGTCAGCTGCCGCTGCGGGAATGTCGGCCTGTTCGACGGGCATGGCCTGTGGTGGAAATTCCAGCGCAAGGGCTGGACTGACGACTTCCGCGATGCGCGCCGCCGGTTCTACTGCCGATCATGCTCTCAGCGCGCGGGCCGCAAGGTGCGGCCATCGTGGATTGAAACCTGCGATCAGCCGCCGCGCATCTGCCTACCCTTGCCTGACGAACGGGAATGGAAAAGAGCGGTGAACCGATTTAGGGGCTAAGCCCATGCGATATAGATGGAAAGACCGCCGCGCCGATCTGGAAAACCCATCCAACCCATGGCCGGTGCGGATTGAGGCGACGATCCTCGCCATCGCGATGATCGCCGCCGCCTGGACTATGGTGCGCTCGCTTTTCTGAACCTTGGCGGATCAGGCCGCCTTCACCCGCTCCAAGAACCGCACCGCCTCAAAGCCCAACTGCTCGTTGAGTTCGAGGAAGACGGACTGCAGGGGCTGGATCTCCAGTTCAAAGAAGCTGTCGAGCGCCTTGGCCGGATCGCCGAAGCCTCCAGCGTTGGCCGGGATGATGCCGAGCAGCTGCGGCGGCACGCGGTGCGCGGCGAGCACGTCATCGCGCGTCGTGTTCTTGATCCCCAGAAATTCGTCCTTCGCCCCGACCTCGGCGATGGGGATGATCTTGATGCCGTTCTCTTTGCCGCTGGGCGAATGCACGAACATGTTGCGGAAATTGCCCGGCCCCTTCGCCCGCTTCAATGCCTCGCGCATCGCATCGACGTCGCCATTGGCGAAGTCGCCGGTGGCATAGAGGATATAGCCGGCGTGGCTCCCATTCTCGAAATAGCGGCGGCGGAACAGCGTGGCATTCTCGTTCAGCAGCGCCGACTGCAGGGCCGACAGATATTCGGGCAGGCCATAGATCTCCTGATTGATGTCGGGCGCGAGCAGCTGATGCACCGTGCCCGGCACGAACTCGCTCTCGTTCCGATAGCCCGGCACCCACCAGAAGCGGCCCGGCTCGATGCCGCGCCGCGTATATTTCGCCAGCGGATGTTCGACCCGCAGCACGCCGCCCAGCTGGTTGCGGATCTCCTGCGCATAGGCGTTGCCCATCACCAGATAGTCCTGCACCATCCCGGCGAACACCTTGCGCGACAGGAAGGGCGTGGGATTGAGGCTGGCCGCCAACAAGTTCCGCTTGAGCATAATGGCGCTGCTATGGTGCGGCGAGGCGCGGAATGCGCGGGCGAGCCCGTCCAGCGAGATCGGCGGCTCATACCAGCGGCCATTGTCCCAGCATTCCAGCATGTCGAGCATGGTGGCCCCGCTCAGCACCGGCTCAGGATCGCCGAAGGTGAACGCCTGCACCGCCCCGCGCCGATTGTCACTGGCCGCGACGATCGCGCCCTCGGACGCTGCGACCGATTCCCGGCGGTTCATACGGCGTGCGCGCTTGCTCATTCGATGATCTCCATTGTGCCCTTGGGCGCTTCCTTGCCGTCGAGCGGTTCGTTCATGAGGATGTGCATGGTGGCCCAAGCCAGATCCGCGTGGCCGTCATTGCCGCCGCGCCCCGCCTTGAAGGTGATGTTCCGCCCGCTGGTGGTCAGCGTCTTCTTGATCGACACGAAGGCGGACACGATATCGAGCAGGCCGCTGTCGAACGCGAGGCGGCCCCGGCGGACGACGTTCTGCGCCTTCATGATCATCTGCGCCTTGAGTTCGAGCGAATACTCGATCTTGGCGACGGCGCAGCCCGGCAGCGCTCCCGGCTTGACGAGCAACTGATAGACACCCGCGCCAACGCCCTTGGCGTCGATACCCAGATATGTGCAGGTATAGCGGCTCAGGACCGCCTTGATGAATTCCGCCTGCTGCTCGAAATCGAGGCCGCGCAGCTGGTGGCGCTCAAGGATCCTGAATTGCCCGCCCTCGACCAGCGGCGGCGCGGCGATGACAAGCGCGGCATTGTCGCCATTCTCGCTTTCCTGCGGATCATAGCCCGCCCAGACCGACCGCTTGCCATAGGGCCGGGCCGCCTCCGGGTTGAAGTCCGCCCATTCGACAAGGCTATCGACCCCGCAGGCGATCATGTCATTGAAGCGGAAGGCGGACTGGCTGTCGTCCACGAAGTCGCACATGAAGAGGTTGGCGAATTCGTCGGGCGCGTATTCGTCCTCAAGCTCTTCGATGTCGAACAGGTCGCATCCGCCCATCTCGGCGTCGTGGATGTTGACGATGTTCCGCCAGATCCGGTCCGGTCCGGCCATGCCGATCGCCAGCGCATCATGGCTGACATCGATCTTGATCTGATCTTCCTTCTTGCGCCGACGGTTGCGGCGGTCGCCGGTCCAATATGGATAGGCCGGATGCGCGACGCTGGACGGCGTGGAGAAGTAGGTTTTCCGCCACTTCTTATGCGTCGCCATGCCAGAGGCGACCTTGTTCAATTCCTCGAACGAATGGACCCAGAAGAATTCGTCAAAGTAGAAATTACCGTGGCGGCCCTGCGCGGTGCGGAAGTTGGTCCCAAGGAAATGCAGTTCCGCCGCCGCTTCCTCCGCTAGCCGCAGATCCGACGTGATCAACATCGGGTCGCCGGTCAGGGCGACGCCGACCAGCTTGGCGAAGCTGACGATGTAGGACCGGAATTGGTGTGCCTGGGCTTTTGATGCCGACAGGAAGATCTGGTTGCGGCCCGTCTCGATCGCGTCGATCAGCGCCTCGAACGCGAAATAATAGGTCGCGCCGATCTGGCGCGATTTCAGGATCATGCGCGTGCGCTGATCCTTCGCCTGCCACCAGCGATGCTGATAATCATAGAGGCCGTCGAGGAAGACGCGCTTGAGTTCTTCCGCCTGCTCGGCGGTGAAATGGTTCTTCTTCGCCTTCTTGCGCTCGCCCGCGTTGCGGTTCGCCACCTTGTCGTTGAGATCGCCAGAGTGGCCGCCGGGGGCGTCATAGCGGCGCACCTTCGCCAGCGTTTCGATCTGCCGGGCCAGCGCGTCCATTTCGACCAGATCCGCGCTGGTTTTCTTTTCCTTGGCGATCAGGGTCAGCAGCCGGATCTCCAGCCCGTCCTCAATCTTGCGGATCGAGGGGGCATCGTCCCAGCGGTCGCGTTGCTTCCACGCCTCGATCGTCGCGCGAGGGATTGGCCCGCCCTTTTCGTTGACGATGCCGTGCAGCGCGAATTCCTCCGCGATCTGCGTCACGCCCCACCCGCGCCAGTAGAGGCTGCGCGCATGGCGGCGCGGATCGAACTGCCACATGGAAGATGGCGCGCCGGGCTGGGGAGGTTGCATGGTCATCGCGGCGGACCATGCCCCGCGCCCAAGCCCCTGATCATTGGCATCTATTTGGATAGCCGCCTGTCCAAATGCAGGGACTTGAGCCTGCCCCCGCGACGGCCCCTTTCTGCTGCCCATCAGGCCAGCGCCTGCGCGCCCAAGCAACCAAGGGAACCGGACCGATCATGGCAAAGAGCAAGTTTTTCCGCGTCGCAGTCGAAGGTGCGACCGTCGATGGCCGCGTCATTCAGCGCGAATGGCTGGAGCAGATGGCGGCCAGCTATGACCCGGCCACCTACACCGCGCGGATCAACTGCGAGCATATCGCCGGTTACAGCCCGGATCGCCCCTTCAACGCCTATGGCTCTGTCCTGTCGCTCAAGAGCGAAGAAGTCGAACTGACCATCAACGGCGAGAAGAAGACGCTGCTGGCGCTCTATGCCGAGATCGACGCGAACGATCAGCTGGTCGAGATCAACAAGGCCGGGCAGAAGCTGTTCACCAGCTGCGAAATCCACCCCGACTTTGCTGGCGAGGGCAAGGCTTATCTGGTCGGCCTCGCCGTCACGGACATGCCCGCGTCGCTCGGCACCGAAGCGCTGAAATTCGCCGTGAAGTCGCGCTCGAACGTCTTCTCCAGCGCGCATGAAACCGCGCTCGAACTGGTCGCAGACCCGGTGGATGGGCAGACCCTCGGCGAAAGCATCGCGCGGGGCATCGCCAGCTTCTTCAAAAAGGAGAAGAAGGAGGAGCCGGAAACGCCGCCGAAGCCCACGCCCGCCAACGACAACAGCTTCGACGTCGCGGCCTTCGGCAAGGTCATCGGTGACCAGATCGCCGTGGCCGTGAAGCCCGCCAGCGATGCCGTCGCGGCCCTCGGCACCCGCTTCGATGCACTGGAAGCCAAGCTGAACAGCACCGAGCAGTCCCAAACCTTCAAGCGCTCGCCCGCCACCGGCGGCAACGGCGGCGTCGTTACGGACTGCTGATCGCCGCGCTCATCTGAACAACCGCCCCGCCCCAAGTCCGTCAGGAGCCAACGCACATGCGTAACGAAACCCGCCTGCTCTTCACCGCCTATGTCAGCCAGATCGCTCTGCTGAACAGCGTCGCCGACGCCACCGTCAAATTCAGCGTCGCGCCCGTCGTGGAGCAGAAGCTGGAAGAGAAAATCCAGGAATCGAGCGAGTTCCTGAGCCAGATCAACGTCGTCGGCGTGCCCGAACAGTCCGGCCAGAAGGTCGGCGTCACGGTCACCCGCCCGCTGGCGAGCCGCACCAACACCGCAGGCGGCACGCGCCGCACGCCCACCGATCCGACCGACACCACGGACGACGGCGGCTATTTCTGCAAGCAGACCAACTTCGATCATGCGATCAAATATGCGAAGCTGGATGCATGGCGTCACAAGCCGGAATTTCAGACGCTGCTGCGCGATGTGATCCTGAAACAGCAGGGCCGCGACCGCATCATGATCGGCTTCAACGGCACGTCCGCCGCCGCCGCCACCAATGTCGGCACCAATCCGCTGCTGCAGGACGTCAATGAGGGCTGGCTGCACAAGATCCGCACCCATGCCGAAGAGCGCGTGCTGGACGACGGATCGCTAACCACCGATCCCACCAAGGCGATCTATGTCGCCGCCGGTGTAGAAGTGGTCGATGCCGACGCCACGAACGTCGCCACTGCTGACGCCGATTTCGCCAACCTCGACGCGCTGGCATTCGAGGCGCTCGATCTGCTCGATCCGTGGCACCGCAGCGATACCGACCTTGTCGTCATCGTTGGCTGGAAGCTGGTGAAGGACAAATATGCCAATCTGCTCCAGGCTGCGGGCGACACCGCGACGGAACAGGAAGCGGCGCACCGCATCCTGACCCTGCCCAAGCAGCTGGCCGGCAAGCGCGCTGTCATCGTGCCCTTCTTCCCCGAAGACGCGATGCTCATCACCAGCCTCGATAACCTGTCGATCTATTGGCAGGAGGAAACCCGCCGCCGCCAGATCAAGGACGAACCGGCGCTCGACCAGATCGAGAACTACGAGTCCGTCAATGAGGCCTACGTCGTGGAAGACTATGGCCGCTGCGCCTTGGTCGAAAACGTCGTGATGGGCAAGAAGCCCGCCTGATCCAGCCCCGCTAATCCCTCCATCTGACAGGACACGCACATGAGCCTCGCTCGCCGCCACAGGGACAGGATCCTTGCTGCCAAGACCGTTGCGTCCGCTCCCGAAGGTGGAGCGGACGCAACCCCCGCTGCCGTATCTCTCCCGGCAGCGGGGGCGGCCAATGCTTCCCCAGCTGATCGCGCCGCCGCGCAGATCGGCCTGCGCCTGACGCATGATCTGCGCCGTCTCAAGGAAATCCGCTCGATCGACCTCAAGATCGCTGCGAAGCGCGAAATGCTGCCCGAATATCGCGATTGGGTCGCCGGGATCATCGGCGCTGATGCCGGTGTCGGCACGGGCCTTGCCGCCGAAGTCGTGCCCACCGTCATGGTCTGGCTGATCGACACCGGCGCATTCGCCGATGCCCTCGACCTCGTTCCCTTCATGCTGGCGCACAAGGTCGCCATGCCTTCACGCTATCAGCGTGACGCGGCGACGATCGTCGTGGAAGAAATCGCCACCGCAGCCCTCAAGGCGCAGGGCGCGGGCGCATCCTTCCCCCTCGCAATTCTCGATCGCGTTTCCGAACTGACCTCCGGTCTGGACATCCATGACGAAGTCCGCGCCAAGCTGCTCAAGGCCATCGGCGTCGAGCAGCTGAGCGAGGCAGAGGATCTTCCCGCCGATGATGCTTTCAACGCGCTGACGGCGGCAGTCTCCACCCTGAACGAAGCCCAGCGGCTCCATGACCGTGTCGGCGTGAAGGACAGGATCAAGCGCGGCCTTAAGCTGATGGCGGCCATCACCGCAGCGCGTGAAAAGGCCATTGCCGAACAGAACAACGAACAGGGCGGCACCGCCGCCTGACAGGCTCGCCCCCGGCGCTCAGGGGCGGATCGCGCGATGCGGGAGGCTTTCGAGCCGTAGGGCCGCACTCTGCCCCGATCCTCACCCCTGTAAGCCGGTGGGCCGAAATCGGAGGACATCATGCCCTTTTTCAATCTGGCGCTGATTGCCGTTTTCGCCGTCTACGCCATGCTGTCGGCGATTTTCTGTTTCGAGCGGATCTGGTGTGTCGTCCGCAAGCCCCAGCTGATCGCACCTTATCTGCCTGATCGCATCCGCATGTCCCCGGCCTACCGGATCGTGCTGCCGCTCTTCCTGATCCTCGACGTGGGCGCGGCTGCGGGATGGGCCTTCGTCGTCTTCGCCAGCATGGCCTTCATCGCCCGATTGGGGATGGCATGAGCTTCGTTGCCCGCCCGCCTGCGTCGGAGATCGAGCAGCCCCCGGCGGAAGAAACGCCCGTCGTCAACGATGGCTTTTTTCCCGACATCGACCCGGCGGCGGTGCGCGAGGCCGCGAGGATCCCCACCAGCATCACGCCCGCGCGGCTGCGCGCCGCCATCATCGGCGCGATCATGACCGTGGAAATCGACCTGCGCGCATTCGCCGCGGCTTCCATCGCCGCAGGCCATGCGACCCTTGCCGACGTCCCCGCGCCGCAGCTGGGCGGCGCGAGCGTGCAGCTGTTTCGCTACAGCCGCGCCGTGGCGCTTTATGCCAAGGCCGAACTGATCGAACGGCACCGGGATTTCGACACCACAGCCGCCGGTGGCGGGCAGGCGGACGAACTCACCCCGACGATCAGCGAACTGCGCCGCGACGCCATGCACGCGATCCGCGACATGCTGGGCGTCACGCGGACCGTCGTGGATCTGATCTGATGGCTTCCGAACAGCGCCTTGTTGCCCGGTCAGGGGACAAGCTGGACCTGCTGCTCTGGCGCGATGCCGGGCTTGGCCCCAGCGAGATTTCGCGCGTCTGTGACGCCAACCCGGGCCTTGCCGATCTTGGCCCGATCCTTCCGCTCGGCACGATCGTCATCGTGCCCGCCACCGCCGACGCAAGCGCGACCCGCGTGCGCCCCCTCATTCAGCTTTGGGATTGATCCATGGACCTGCGCACCTTCCTCGAATCGGCGGCTGATCTGGTCGGCTCCCTCACGCCTTCGCTGATCGGTTCCGCCGTCGCGCAGGCATGGAAGCCCGCCCTGCCTTTTCGCCAGCGTTTCCTCCAGTGGGTCGTTGGTTCGACGGTCAGCTATTACGCGACCATCGCCATCATCGCCGTGACGGGATGGAACCACTTTGCCGCGCAGTCGATCGCCTTCGCCGTCGCTCTGCTCGCCTTCGACGCCACCCCCCGCATCGCCAAGGCCGCGATCGACACGCTGACCAGCGTGCCGGGCCGCGTCGCTGACCGCTTCCTGCCCGAAAAGGACTGACCATGCAGCTGTCGCCCAATTTTAGCCTGGCTGAATTCGTCGCCTCCGCGACGGCGTCCGCCCAGCGCATCGACAACACCCCCAGCGTGGCCCAGATCGCGGCCATGAAGACGCTCTGCGCGAAGGTGCTGGAGCCGCTTCGCGCCCATTTCGGCAAGCCAATCCACCTTTCATCGGGCTTCCGCTCGCCCAAGCTGTGCCTTGCCATCGGTTCGACCGTGGATAGCCAGCACGCCAAGGGCGAGGCGGCCGATTTCGAGATTCCCGGCATCGACAATGTGACGGTCGCCACCTTCATCCGCGACCGCATGGCGTTCGACCAGCTGATCCTTGAAAATTACACGCGCGGCCAGCCCAACAGCGGCTGGATCCATGTCAGCTATCGCGATGGCCGGCTGCGCAAGGACGTGCTGACCTATTCGCGCCGCGCCTATTTCAAGGGGCTGCTGGCATGATCGGGAAATCGCACCTCGCCATGGCCGCCGCGCTGGCCGCCTGCACGGCGGGAATCGGAGGCTTCTTCTATGGCACTAGCGTCGGCAGCGCGCAGGAACAGGCGGCGCAGAAACGCGCCGATGATGCGCGGGACGCCGAACGCAAGAAGCTACAGGCCCAGCTGGACGCCTCGACCGAGCGCGCGCAGGCGGCGGAATATGCCCGGCAGGGCAATGTCAGGGAAATCTACAATGAAACTCAAAAGGTCATCGAAAAGCCGGTCTATCGCAATCTGTGCGTCGATGCTGATGGCGTCGGCCTGCTCGACCGCGCCGCAGCCACGGCCAACAGCGAAGATCTCTGGGGGATTGCTGGCGACACCCGCCCCATTACCGAAGGTGCAGCGGACTGACGCGGGCGAGATGACTGGGGCGCAATGCCTCGGCAGTCTCACCAACATCTATGACGTTGCGGGCCAGATCCGCGCCAGCCTGATCGAATTGCAGGCGCAGGCGCGCATGGCGAACGCAAAGGCGGATTGACGATGCGCAAGGCCGACAGCCTGCGGAAATGGCTCACCGCCTTCCTGCCCGATCTGAAAACCCATCCTGACCGCCTTCAAATCTATGTCGAGGGCGGCCAGATCGGCACGCGCCAGTCCCGCACGCTGTCATTCGTCTATGCCTATACGCTCAAGGTCGGGATCTGGGAATTTGCCGGGGATGCTGACACCATCATGGTGCCGATGCTGGCATGGATCGAGAAGGAACAGCCCCAGCTGCTGCGCCGGAGCGACGGTCAGCCCTTTACCTTCGAAGCCGAACTGCTCGACAGCGAAGCGTCGGACATTCTGATCTCGATCGACCTGACCGAAACGGTCCTCGTTTTGCCCCGCGCCGATGGCAGCGGCTATGACGTTCAGCACCCGGTAGAGCCGAATTTCTGCGACGCCTTTGACGGCGTAACGGCTTCCTTCCTGCAGGGCTTCGGCAACGCCGAACTGCTGGTTGAGACCTTGGATCCCGCCGCCAATCTGACCCCGGCGATTCCGCCCGACGCATGAGCGAAGATCTTGCCGAGATCGAGCGCATCGCCGGGGCGCTGATCCGCAGCCTGTCGTCGGGCCAGCGTCGCACGCTCATGCGCCGCATGGCCCGCACCTTGGCCCAGAGCCAGCGCGAACGCATCGCCGCCCAGCGCCAGCCTGACGGCTCGAAATTTGAGGCACGCAAGGAGAAAGCCCCGCCAGTGTCGGGCCGTGGCGCGACATGCTTCCTCTATCCATCCGGAGGCGGTGGCGAACCGCGCAAGGTCATCATGAAATCCTTTGCGTGGACGACAGGCCGCATGATGACCGGCTTCGATATTGAGGCGGGCGGGATCCGCTCATTCGAGTTCGACAAGGTCGTTAAATGGCTTCCGGTCCCCGAAGAACATCGCAACGCGGGCGGCAGCAGCCTGCGCCGCCGTGGCGGCCTGCGTCGCCGCGCCATGTTCCGGCGCTTGGCAAGCGGGAGATTCCTGCGCACCGGCGCCGACGATCAGGGCTTCTGGGTCGGCTTTTCCGGCAAGGTATCGCAGATCGCGGGCGTCCACCAATATGGCCTGCGCGACAAGCCTTCCCTGCGGGCCCAAGCGGTGCCCTATCCGAAGCGCGAACTGCTTGGCGCGACCGCCGCCGATAGGGAGCAGCTGTTGGATCTGCTCTACACCCACGTTGCTGATGCTTGATTTGCCGCAGCTTCCACGATTAGACATCGGATAGGCGTTTCGCGGGGGGAGTGAGATGACTAAAATGGTGGGGACTTGCCCCCATTGTGGCGTTGATGCTGCAAATGTTCGATTGAAGGCAGAACTTGTCTTGGTCAGGCCGGATGGCGAAGTGACAGGCGCGCAGAGAAACTTTATTGGCGACTGCAATGAACATGGAACTGTTTTCGTTTTACAGAAGATGGGCCATCATTCCACTTTGGGCGCAAAGCAACTTGTCGTCCGGTATTCTCGCGCGGCTCAGAGACGGATAAGGAACCGCCTGCCACCGTCTGGGCGAGCAAGGTTCAATCTCGCCATCAACGGCCACTATTTCCCGTCCAACATAGAAATTCGACTTTGGGATCGCCTGTCGATCGAGCCGACTCCTTCATCCCATTCGAAGCGTCTCGGTTTATTTCACCAGAGCATAGAGCAAGCGGAATAGCGGTAGCCTCGAATCGTCAGTTGTTGATGTCAGCATTTGGATAGCCGCCTGTCCAAATACAGGGGCATAGCGCACCCCCATAGCCTGCCCCGACATGGCGGCCATGGCCGATGCAACCTTCACCGCCGTTGATCTGTCGCGCCTTCCCGCGCCGGACGTCATTGACCCGCTAGATTTCGAAACGATCTACGCGGACGCCGTCGCATATATGCAGACGCTGATGCCGGACTTTGTGAGCCGGGACAGCGATCCGGCTTCCAAGCTGCTCCAGACATTCGCCTATTTTGCCCAGCTGCTGCGCCAACGCGTCAATGACGCGGCCCGCGCCGTTATGCCCGCTTATGCCGTGGGCGCGGATCTCGACAATATCGCTGCCCTGTTCGGCATCACCCGCCTGACCATCACCCCAGCGGATGAGGTTCTGGGGATCCCGGCAGTCATGGAAAGCGATGCCGATTTCCGCCGCCGGATGGTGCTGGCACCCGAAGGCTATTCCGTGGCCGGGCCGGAAGGGGCCTATATCTTCCACGCCCTGTCGGCGGACCCGGATGTGCTGGACGCCAGCGCGACCAGCCCGCATCCCGGCGAGGTGCTGGTATCGGTCCTGTCCCGCACCGGATCCGGGCTGGCGTCCGCCGGGCTGATCGCCACCGTCGCTGCCTATGTGTCCGACGAAACGCGCCGCCCGCTGACCGATTTCGTCACCGTCCAGTCCGCCGCCATCGTCAATTACAACGTCAACGCCACCATCACTACGTTCAGCGGCCCCGATGGCAGCGTGGTTCTCGACGCGGCCCGCGCCAAGCTGGATGATTATGTCGCCTCCAGCCACCGGCTTGGCCGCGACATCACCCGATCGGGCATCTTCGCCGCCCTGCATGTCGAGGGCGTGCAGAATGTCGTCCTGACGTCCCCAGCTGCGGACATTGTGATCTCGCGCGAGCAGGCCCCTAACTGCACCGGCATTACGCTCGCATACGCGGGGACGGGCGAATGACCTATCCGTCCATCCTGCCCCCGGCATCGACGGATCTTGAAAAGGCGCTGGAGCAGGTCGTTGCTCGCCTGCTCGACATCGCCGTGTTGGTGAGGGAAGTCTGGTCGCCAACCAACTGCCCCAGCGCACTGTTGCCATGGCTGGCGTGGGGGTTGTCGCTCGATAACTGGTCGAGCGATTGGCCGGAAGGCATCAAGCGCGAGCGCGTCCGCAAGGCCATCTCCATCGCACGCCAGAAGGGCACGGCAGCATCCGTGCGCGGTGTTGTCCAGAGCTTCGGCGGCTCGGTGGCAATCCGTGAATGGTGGCAGATGGAGCCGAAAGGCGACCCTTTCACATTCAGCCTTGTCCTCAATCTTGACCAGAACGGCGCGCCCGCATCGGCGACCTTTGTCGATCAGGTCATCGCCGAAGTCAGCCGCGCCAAGCCGGTGCGCAGTCACTTCACCTTCACCCAAGGCATCACCGCGAAGGCCAGCATCGGCCTGATCGCGACTGTTCGCCCGACCATCTATGCCCGCCTGCCCTGCATGGCACCGGCGGCCTGACCGGAGGAATCATGGCCCTTACCGCTATCGTCACCAATGCAGGCCGCGCCGCGCTTGTGAATGCCAGCAACACCGGCACCGCGCCCGTCACCATCGCGCAGGTCGGTCTGACCGCTACCGCCGTTGTTCCCGGCGTCGGCATTACGGCGCTGCCGGGTGAATATAAGCGCATCGCGACGATCTCCGGCGATGTCGTTGCTGACGATACGATCCACCTGATCGTGCGCGACGAGAGCGCGGACGTTTTCACGGTTCGCAGCTTCGCCCTCTATCTGGCCGACGGCACCCTGTTCGCCATTTACGGGCAGGCTGGGGTCATCTTGGAAAAGTCGGCGCAGGCGATCATGCTGCTCGCGATCGACGTGCAGTTCGCCGACGTGGCCGCCGCCATGCTGACCTTCGGCAACGCCAATTTTCTTAATCCTCCCGCGACCACCGAAATGCAGGGCGTGGTGGAACTGACTACCGTTGCGGAGGCGCAGGCCGGTATCGACGCCTTGCGCGCCCTGACGCCAGTCGCCGCCAAAGCCGCGATCTTGGGTTGGTTGCTGGCGCAGGACGGTTCCGGCAGCGGCCTCGACGCCGATCTGCTCGACGGGCAGGACGGCAGCTACTATGCGAACATCCCGCAGCGCCTCGGCTACACGCCCGCAAATCGAGCGGGCGACACTTTCACCGGCAACTTGGCGATCTCCAAAACCGGCAGTCAGGAACTGCATTTTTCGGGCACCGGTACCTATAAGTGGCGCGCCATCGGGACCAATCTCGCGGGAAGCGGCGGCAATTTCCACCTTCAATACACGACTGACAATTTCGGCTCTTCGTTCGTCAGCGGATTGATGCTGACCACTGCGGGGTTTGCGTCGTCGCAGGGCCAGGGCATCTTTTGGGGACCGAACAATGATGGCGCGGGTTCGGGCCTCGACGCCGATTTGCTCGATGGGCAGGACGGCAGTTACTATTCGAACATCACGCAGCGCCTCGGTTATACGCCCGTCAATCGCGCTGGCGACACCATTACGGGAAATCTGACCGTTAGCGCCGGGGGCGGTTATGCTCAACTTCAGGCGACGGGCGACATCATTGCCACGCGGTCAGGCGGCACGACCGGCACGCTATACCTGAACGCTGGGGCGACACGATACCTATATAATGACGGTGGCGCTTATTGGCTGAATGGCCAGCAGCTTTACATTAATAATTCCATGGCCTGGAACGCGGGCAATGATGGCGCTGGCTCCGGCCTCGACGCCGATCTGCTTGATGGGCAGGATGGCAGCTATTATTCCAATATTGTCCAGCGCCTCGGCTTTACGCCCCTCAACAAAGCCGGGGACACGGCATCCGGCAAAGTCAGCTTCGTCGGCGGCACGACCGGGAACAACCCGCTTGGTACAGCGACCTCTGGTCTTGGTGAAATTGAGGTGCGCGGCAATGGCACCGGCGCTGCCATGATGACTTTTCACCGCCCGGGTTCTTATGCGACCTATTTCGGCCTCGACACCGACAACAATCTGAAGTTGGGCGGGTGGAGCCTCGGCGCTGCCTCCTATTCTCTCTGGCATTCTGGCAATGATGGCGCTGGCTCCGGCTTGGACGCCGATTTGCTCGACGGCTTGCAAGCCTCGCAATTCCTGCGGAACTACAACGGCACTTGGCTCAATTCGGAAGAGGGCACCCCCCGCTTTCACTTCATCAACGCTGGCGCAACTTACATGCGCGTCACAGCCGCCTTCATTTGGCAAAATTCGGCGAACGGGAACATTGCGTCGCTCGATGAGAGCGGGAACATTTGGCTTAACGGGCAAGTTGATGCCACTCGCTTTCTGGCCCGCGCGAATGGCGACGGGCAGGCGGTCAAAATCGGTGACGATGCGTGGCTCGGGGACGTGAATATCTCCAATGGCTTCCGCGTGACGGGCATTCAAGACCCGACGCGAGGCTTCATCAACTTCGGCAATTGGGACACTGCATCGTTGGGCCGCATTGGTTCCGGTCATCTGATCTATAACGGGAACACCATCTGGCACGCTGGCAACGACGGTTCTGGCTCCGGCTTGGACGCCGATTTGCTGGACGGCTACCAAGCCGGCGACCTTGCCAAATATGGAGATTTCACCGGCGGCAACCAGTCGCTCGGTGCGAGCGGCTATCAGAAGTTGCCCGGAGGTCTCATCCTGCAATGGGGCACGATCACGCTGGGCGACGACAGCTATGGCACGGTGACCTTCCCCATAGCCTTTCCGAACGCATGCCGTTCTATTCAGGCATCGCGCGCGACCGAAGTCGGCAACGGCAACGCACAGGCCAATGGCCCGCTTCCCTACAGCGTGACGAATACGCAGGCCCAATTCTGGAATGCAGCCGCAGGCGGCCCTTACGCCGCTTGGTGGTTCGCACTCGGCAACTGAGAGGAAAACATGGCTCTGTTCTACAGCAAAGCCCAAGGCGGCTTTTTCGACGACACTATTCACGACGCGATCCCGGCCGACGCCTGCGCGATTTCAACCGAACTGCACGCCTCTTTGCTGGAACGGCAATCCATGGGCCTCTGCATCGTTGGGGATGAAGATGGCCGTCCCGTTGCCGTCGAGCCAGTCCCCAGCGATGAAGAGCGGTTGCGGGCACTGCGCGGGCGGCGGGATGGCCTGCTACGCGAAAGCGACCGGACCCAGATGCCCGATTACCCCATTTCCGAAGACCAGCGCACCGCCTGGGCAATTTACCGGCAAGCTCTGCGCGACCTTCCCGAAACCGTGGCGGACCTGTCCGCCATCGAATGGCCTTCTGCCCCCTCTTACTGATCGAGGATCATTATGACCGAACTGACGACCAAAATCGGTGCCTTTGACGCGGAAACGCGCTCGGTGCCCGTCACCTTCACCAGCGGCGACATCAAGCACGAACGCCGCGTCAACGCCGTGCTGAAGGGTGACGGCAGCTATGACCGGGCCGCTACCAAAGAGCGCGTCGCAGAAGTGGCGCTTGGCGTCGCTCACAAGATCGGCTTGGGCGTCATCACCGTGCCGCCGCCGGAACCGGATATGCCCGCGGTCGATCCGTTAGCCGAATAACGACCAGCGGCGGCTATGAACGCCGCCGCTCCCCTTACGGAGGGGGCTTGGGATGTCCCCACATCTCCAAACCGCGAGCCTGCACTCGCACTCTCAGGGCGGCGCGCCCGCCCGTTTTTGAGTTCCCTCCGTGGCTTGCCGCGTCGGGACATCGTGCAGGATTTCCTACATGTCTACACCCTTTGTTCACGTCCGCCCCGTTTCGCCCGTCGCCGGATATATCGGCGGCAAACGCAACCTCTCCCGGCGGATATGCGCCATCATCGATAGCATCCCACACAGCAGCTATGCCGAACCCTTCGTGGGCATGGGCGGCATCTTCCTGCGCCGCAGCCGCCGCCCGCGCGCCGAAGCGATCAACGACATTTCCGGCGATGTCGTGACGCTGTTCCGCTGCCTCGCCGAGCATTATCCGTATCTGGTCGACATGCTGCGATTCCGCGTGGCGAGCCGCGCCGAATTTGAACGGCTGCTTGGGCAGGATCCCGACAGGCTGACCGATCTGCAACGCGCGGTCCGCTTCCTATACCTCCAGCGCCTCGCCTTTGGCGGCAAGGTGCGGGGCCGTGGCTTTGGCGTCGATGCGGCGTCGCCTGCGCGCTTCGACGTCGGCAAGATCGAGCCGATGCTGGCAGAAGTGCATGAGCGCCTGCAATCGGTCGTCATCGAGCGCCTGCCCTATGGCGACTTCATCCGCCGCTATGACCGCGAGGGGGCGCTGTTCTATCTCGATCCGCCCTATTGGGCGTGCGAGCGCGATTATGGAGCCGATGTGTTCAGCCGGGATGACTTTGTCGCGCTGGCCCAGCAGCTGGCCGGGATCAAAGGGCGCTTCCTGATGTCGCTCAACGACAATGCAGGCGTGCGGGAAACCTTCGCGCGCTTCCCGATCGCGGCGATCGACACGACCTACAGCGTCGGCGGCAAGCCAACGAAGGCGGGCGAAGTGCTGATCAGCAATTTCCCGATCCCCGCTAACGACATATGATCGGCAACGCCCTGCATTTGGATAGCTGGCTGTCCAAATGCAGGGCGGCGAAAGGCCCGCGCGCCCGCGCCATGGTCCGCGCATGGCCAATGCCCCAGATACCGAACAGCAGGTCGGCGAAGCGATCCAGTATGGCGTCATCGCGTCGGTCGATCATGCCAATGCCACCTGCACCGTCACGCTGGGCGATCTGACCACCGGCGATTTGCCGTGGGTGGCCCAGCGCGCGGGCGCAGCGCGCATCTGGTCGCCGCCCTCTGTCGGGGAACAGTGCGTCGTCCTCGCCCCTGAAGGCGATCTGGAAAATGGGCTGGTGGTGGTCGGCCTTTATTCCGACGCCAATCCGCCGCCGAGCAACGATCCCGACGTCGTCCAGATGGATTTCCCCGATGGCGCGTCGATCAGCTACAATCACGCCACCCATGCTCTTGCTGTCAGCCTTCCCGCCGGGGGCACGGCCACGATCGACGCGCCTGACGTCACGATCAACGGCAATGTCGCCATCAACGGCGATGTGACCATCACCGGGACCGCGACCGCGTCGGAAGACGTCATCGGCGGCGGCAAGAGCCTCAAGGGCCATAAGCATAGCGGCGTGCAGGCTGGCGGCGCACAGACGGGGGCACCTGTCTGATGACGGGCATGGCACGCACCACCGGCGCGGCGATGGATGGCCTAGAGCATATCAGGCAATCGGTGCTGGACATCCTGTCTACCCCTGTCGGCACGCGCGCCGGTCGCCGGGAATATGGCTCGCTGCTGCCCGAACTGATCGACCAGCCCATGACCCCCGCGAACATCCTGCGGGTCTATGCCGCATCGGCTGTGGCTGTTTCCCGCAACGAAGATCGCATCCGCCTTCGCCGCGTCGGCATCGCCGCCGGAGATCGCCCTGGAGCCGCCACCATCATCCTCGACGCGGACAGGACCGACACCGCCGCCGCGAACGCCCGCACCCGTCTCGTCCTGCCCCTCTCTCTCTAGCCCTCAAGCCGCCAACAAAGGAGCCTGTCATGGCCTTTAAGCATGGAATCACCGTTACCGAGATCAGCGACGGCGCACGCACGCTGACCGCCGTTTCCACAGCCATTATCGGCTTGGTCGCCACCGCCTCCGATGCCGACGTTGCCACCTTCCCCCTCAACCGCCCCGCACTGGTGACGGACGTGGAAGCCGCGATCGGCAAGGCGGGCGTGCTGGGTACGCTGGCGAAGTCCCTGCGCGCGATCGCCGATCAGACCCGCCCTGTCATCGTCGTCGTGCGCGTCGAGGAAGGTGAAGATGCAGCCGAAACGGCCAGCAACGTCATCGGCACCACGGACGGAACGGGCCAGAAAACCGGGATGCAGGCGCTGCTGGCCGCGCAGGCGCAGCTGGGCGTCAAGCCGAAGATCCTCGGCACGCCGGGTCTCGAAACGCAGGCGGTGACGACGGCGCTGGCTGTCGTGGCGCAGAAGCTGCGCGGCTTTGCCTATGCCCGCGCGATCGGTGATACCGTGGCCGACGCGATCCTCTACCGCGCCAATTTCAGCGCGCGCGAACTCATGCTGCTGATGCCCGATTTCCTTAGCTGGGATACGGCATCCAGTGCCAATGTCACCAGCTATGCCGCCGCCCGCGCCATGGGCCTGCGCGCACTGATCGACACCCAGACCGGGCCGCACAAGACCCTGTCGAATGTCGCGGTGCAGGGCGTCGTGGGTCTGACCAAGGATATTCATTGGGATATTGAGGATCAGGCGAGCGAAGCCGGGCTGCTCAATGCGGCGGAAGTGACGGCCCTTGTCCGCACCGACACCGGCTACCGCTTTTGGGGCAACCGCACCACTTCCGACGACGATCTGTTCGCCTTCGAAAGCACGGTCCGCGTCGCCCAGCTGCTGGCCGACACCATCGTCAGCGGCATGATGTGGGCGATCGACAAGCCTCTGACTCCGGCGCTGGCGAAAGACATCATCGAAACCATCAACGGCTTTGGCCGCCAGTTGAAGGCGCAGGGCATCGTCCTCGGCTTCAACTGCTGGTTTGATGAGGCGAACAACAGCACGGCCAGCCTCAAGGCGGGCAAGCTGCGCATCGACTATGATTACACCGTGCCGCCGCCGCTGGAAGATCTCGGCTTCAACCAGCGCATCACGGACGCCTATTTCGCCGACTTCGCGAGCCAGCTGACCGAAACGGTCTGATCCCGCCCCCTTCATCCCTTCATCACATAGGAGCCAGCGATGGGACTGCCCCGCATCCTCAAGAATATGAACACCTTCAATGAAGGCAACGCCTATGGCGGCGAGGTCAAGACCGTCGCCCTGCCGAAACTGACCCGCAAACTGGAGGAACATCGCGGCGGCGGCATGAACGGCCCGCTCCAGATGGACATGGGCATGGAGGCCATGGAACTCGGCCTGACCTTCGGCGGCCCCGTGCGCGACGTCCTGCGCCAGTGGGGCGTCCCCACTGTGGACGGGGTCTATATCCGTTTCGTCGGCGCATATCAGCAGGACGATAGCAGCGCGATCGACACGGTCGAGGTCATCGCTCGCGGGCGATATTCGGAAATCGACCCCGGCGATCAGGAAGTCGGTGAACCCGGCGAGTTCGCGGCGACCATGGCGCTGGCCTATTACAAGCTGGTCTGGAACGGGCGGACGGAAATCGAAATCGACTTCATCAATATGATCGAGATCGTGGGCGGCGTGGATCGCACCGCCGAACTGCGCGCAGCCATCGGCATGTTCTGATTCCTGTGGCCCGGCGCGCGTCGTCGGGCCGTCCTTCCCTGAAATTTGAGAGAGTATCATGAGCGACACCACCGATCCCCTGTTCCGCACCGTCACCCTCGACGCGCCGATCGTGCGCGGCGAAACCTCGATCGAGGAACTGAAGCTGCGCAAGCCCCGTTCCGGCGAACTGCGCGGCCTGTCGCTGGTCGATCTGGGCCAGTTGAAGGTGGACAGCCTGACCAAGCTGCTGCCCCGGATCTCCATGCCCACCCTGACCGAAGCCGAAGTGTCCAATATGGAACCGGCGGACCTGCTCGCTTGCGGTGCGGAGATTGGCAGTTTTTTGCTGCAGAAGTCGCAGCGTGCGGCTGTCCTCGATCAGTAGATGACGCGATGGCGGACGTGGCGATCATCTTCCATTGGTCGCCCGCCGTCATGGACGGAATGGATCTCTCCGAACTGATGGGCTGGCGCGAGCAGGCCGCCCGTCGATCGAAACCCCCTGAAAAGCCCGGAAAGCGATAATGGCGGACAAGAATCTTCGGCTCCAGATCATCCTTGAGGCGCTGGACAAGGTCACATCGCCCCTGAAATCCATCACCGGCGCATCGTCCGCCGCGCGCCGGGATCTGGCTAAGACGCACGAGGAACTGAAATCGCTGGGTGCCCTGCAAAAGCAGGTCGGCAGTTACAAGGCGGCGGAAACCCGCTTCGCCGATGACACCCGGAAATATCAGGAGGCCCAGACCCGACTTGCCGCCTTGCGCGACCAGCTGGAGGCGACGGAAAAGCCCACCAAGAAACTGCGCGACGAGTTCGCCCGCACGGAAAAGCAGGCCGCCGCACTGACCGCGCGCCTCGACAGCAACGGCACGGAATTGCAGCAGCTGGCGGGCAAGCTGTCCGCCGCCGGGATCGACGTGGGCGAACTCGCCGCTCATGAAGATCGGCTTGCCCAGCGCACCGCCGAAGCTAACCAGGCGCTTCGTCAGCAGACCGCCCAGCTGGAGAAGGTGGCAAAGGCCAACCGCAATTCCGAAAAGCTGAATGAGATCAGTCAGAAGGCGACGGGCATGGGCCTCGGCATGGTCGCCGCTGGCACCGCCGCCGGTGCGCCGATCGTCATGGCGACCAAACAGGCGATGACGCTGGAAAGTGCCATGGCCGACGTCCGCAAGGTGGTTGATTTCCCCACGCCCGAAGCCTTCAACAAGATGTCCGACGACATTTTGGAGATGAGCACGCGGATCCCGATGGCGGCGGAGGGCATTGCCCAGATCGTCGCCGCCGCTGGCCGCGCCAATGTCCCGCGTGAGGAACTGATGCGCTTCGCCGAAGATGCGGCGAAAATGGGCGTGGCGTTCGACAGCACCGCCGAAGATGCGGGCAATACCATGGCGAAATGGCGCACCGCGTTCGGCTTGCCGCAGGATGGCGTCGTGGCGCTGGCTGACCAGATCAACGCCCTGACCAACAGCTATGGCGGCAATGTCGGCGCTGTGACCGACATGGTGACGCGCATCGGCCCGCTGGGTAAGGTCGGCGGCCTCGCTGCTGCGCAGATCGCGTCCATGAGCCAAGTCCTGTCCAGCGTCGGCGTGGAATCGGAGATCGGCGCGACGGGCATCAAGAACATGATGCTGGCGCTCACCAAGGGCACGTCCGCCACGAAATCGCAGCAGGGCGCGTTCAAGGCGCTGGGGCTGGATGCCGTGCAAATGTCGAAGGACATGCAGAAGGACGCCGGGCGCGCGATCACCAATGTTCTGGAGCGGATCCAGAAGCTGCCGAAAGAGGCGCAGGCCGGGATGCTGACCGACCTGTTCGGTTCCGAAAGCGTCGCTGCGATCGCGCCCATGCTGACCAGCCTCGACCAGCTGAAAACGAACTTCGCCATGGTCGGCGACAGGAGCAAATATGCAGGCTCCATGAACAAGGAATTCCTGTCGGCCATCGCCACAACGGAAGGGGCGACCGGCTTGGCGGGCAACGCCTTGTCGGCGCTCAACATCACCATGGGCCAGTTCCTGCTGCCCACCATCGTCAAGGTGTCGGGCTACGTCTCCAAAGCAGCTGTCGCGGTGCGTGGGTGGGCGCAGGAACATCCGGTGCTGGCGAAAGGCATCATGATATTCATGGGCGCGGGCGCGGCGTTGCTGATCCTGCTCGGCGGCCTTGCGCTGGCTTTCGCCGCCCTGACCGCTGCCGCCGCGCCGCTGGGCATTGCGCTGGGGCCATTGCTGCTGATCGTCGCGGCCATCGCTGCGGTCGCCGCAGCCGCATATCTGATCTACGACAATTGGGGCGCGATATCCGCGTGGTTCGGCGGCCTGTGGGAAGGCATCAAAGCCATGGTCAGCGGGGCGATCGACTTCCTGATCAATGCCTTCCTGACCTTCCACCCTCTCGGATTGCTCATCCGCGCCTTCATGCCCGCGCTGGCCTATCTCCAGTCGCTGAATTTTACCGAGATCGGCCGCAATTTGATCCAAGGGCTGATTAACGGCGTCGTGGGAATGCTCGGCGCGCTGAAAAGCACCATCGTCAACACGGCCAGTTCCGTCGCCAATTGGTTCAAATCCAAGCTGGGCATCCATTCCCCATCCCGCGTTTTCGTCGGGCTGGGCGGGTTCGTCATGGCCGGTCTGGATCAGGGGCTTTCCGACAACAGCGGCGGCCCGGTGGACCGCATCGCCGAACTGTCGGACCGGATGACGAAGGGCTTTTCGGCCAGTCCCATCATTCCGCGGATCATGGATCTGTCGGGGCAGATGGCGAGCGCGATCGGCGCGGGCACCGCCGGGGCGGCCATGGCCGTCGCATCCCCGGCTGCGGCACAGCAGCCGGCCACTAACCCGACCGCCGCCACCGCGCCCGCACCGGCCACCTATGAACTGCATTTCCACGGCGTCACCGGCGATCCGCAGGACATCGCCGACAAGGTCCGCGAGGCGATCGAGCAGATCGAGCGCGAGCGGCGCGGGCGCGGCTTTAGTGACGAATAAGGGGAAAATACAATGCGAGTGAAAGTCGGAGATCAATGGTTTGAGGCTGGCCCCGGATGCCCGGTCATGGTCGAACTCACCCCCGCCGATCGGAGGAACATTGCGAATATGGCTGAGAATGCCACGCGCTACGCCCTGTTTCATGACGCGGACGCAACGGTGCCGCCCGATCGCAAATATGAATGGATGGCGGAGTAGCGGATATGCACCTGATGGCTTTGGGCATGTTCCTGTTCGAGATCGGGACGCTCGCCTATGACGAAATGCAGCGGAAAACGGACTGGCAACATGCCCGGTCCCCCCGCATCGGCGCGCGGGACGCCACCCAATACACCGGCCCCGGCGACGAAACGATCAGCCTGTCGGGCAAGGTCTATGCGGAGATCGCGGACGGGCGCGTCTCGCTCGATGATCTGCGGACCATGGCAGACGATGGTGAGGCGCTTCCCTTGGTTGATGGCAGCGGCACGGTCTATGGCAATTACGTCATCACCGCGCTCGATGAGCGTCATGCCTTCCTCATGTCCGATGGCCGTGCCCGTCGCATCGACTTCGGCATAGATCTGCTGCGCGTGGATGATCCGGCGGCGGCAAACAATGCCCAGGCATCGTCATGAGTGAGAAAATCAACAATATCGCGGACTGGCGCGTGACGCTGGACGGCAAGGATCTGTCCGACCGGCTGCGCCCGCGCCTCGTCTCCCTCTCCCTGTCGGAAAAGCGTGGCGATGAAGCCGACCAGCTGGATATTGTGCTGAACGACACGGACGGCATGTTGGGGATCCCGAAGGAAGGCGCGGTGCTGAAAGTAGAGCTGGGCTGGAAACAGGGGCGCGACGTCACCGCCGGTCGGATCGACAAGGGCAGTTTCAAGGTGGACGATGTTTCGCACAGCGGCCCACCCGATCAGATCACGATCAAGGCCCGCGCCGCCGACTTCACCAGCCAGATCCGCAACCGGCGGGAGCATAGCTGGAAGAACACGACGCTGGGCGCGGTGCTGAAAGACGTCGCGGGCCGGAACGGCCTGACGCTCAAGGTGGCGTCGGATCTGGCGGCGATCGCGCTGCCCTCGATCAGCCAGAGCCGGGAGAGCGATATTGCGTTCCTGCGCCGCCTTGGCCGCGAGAATGACGCCGTGGCAACCATCAAGGACAAGCACCTGATCTTTGCGCGGAAGGGCGCGGGCACCACCACGGGCGGCAAGGCGCTCCCGACCCTGACGATTCGCCGCACCGATGGCGACCGGCACAATTGGCAGCGGCAGAAGCGGGACGGTCAGGAAGGCGTCACGGCCAGCTGGCACGACAAGAAGGGCGCGGCGCGCCAAACCTTCACCGTGGGCAAGGCAGACGGCGCGAAGAAGCTGCGGAAGGTCTATCCCGACGAAGCGTCGGCAAAGCGCGCCGCCGTTGCGGAGCGGGACCGGATAAAGCGCGCCCCGGCGACGCTGGACATGAAGCTGGCGCTGGGCCGCGCCGACGCCATCCCCGAAGCCCGCGTGAGGGTCAGCGGCTATAAGGATGAGATCGACGCGACCACATGGCTGATTTCGGAAGTGACGCACCGGCTCGACAAGGCGGGCGGCTTTACGACCGATGTGAAGATGGAGACTGCGCCGGATCGAACTACTTGAGCTCCGACGGTGGTCCGTTTGGTTGCAGCCTAACAGTAAGCCCCCCGAGGCGGTATTCGTCATCGTCTATTAATGCGACCGCGCGGAGCGTGAACTCACCCTCGATAGCTAAAGGAACCATTTTCATTGCCGCACTTAACGTGAATAGCCGCTTCGAGTCGCCGTAACCCGGACGATACTCCGGCTGAGGGATGTCGGCGAAAGGTGGCAGTTCAACTGCAGTCAGCACTTCCTCTACGCCCGATGGCAAATACTTTTTAATCTGGATCGTCAACTGACCAGGCATCCGCTCGGGATCCAAGTTGATTGTCGCAACACATGAAAGCTGCGGGAGCATCACGGGAGGGGTGGCGTTGATCATCAGATCGCTTCCGTACACCCCGATAAGGGAATTCT